GGTTTGTTATACCCACTAAACTTTTCTTTACCTCTTGTAACTGTCATTTTTTCTTCTTTTTAGCTGTTTTTGCTGCTTTTTTAAAATCTGACGCACTTGGAGCACCTTTATCTCCAGCTTTTCTCATCTTTTCTCCACTACCAGCCGCAATACGTTTCTTTTTTGCAGCAATATTGGCATATAAACCTTTCTTCTTTGGTCTTCCTTTTTTACTTCCGTAGCTCCCTTTACCTTGAGGCATGGTTTTAGTAAATTCTGTACCCAGTTTGACCTAAAGTTTCAGGTTTTGCCAAATTGAACTGTTGTAAACATAAATACCCGAAAGCATCAAAAGCGTGATCAACACCAAGATTTTTATTCGGTAAACCTGTGTTTGGTGCATAAGTCAGCGTTCTTAATGACTTTATTAATTCCTTACAACGAGGATGAATATAAGTTCTTCTGATGCTATTTGCATCATATAAAGCAGTATTAACAGCCGTAATCTTATCCCTTATTTTCCACGGTGCTCTTGGTGCAGATACGTTAAATCCACTTCTTCTCAATATGCTGTGATCTGTCGCTCCAACACCAGAAGTCTTCCTTGCTCCTCCAGTAGGGTCAGGACAAGCTATAACCCTTCTGTCTATTCCATAACGGCGTGTAACCTCTTCGGCAAAATCCCATGTTGTAGCTCCTCCTGTCATCACAATCTCGTCAAAAACATATAACGTATCGTCCTTCTTTACTGCACATATTCCTGACATTGGATCTACGTTAAAGTCAACGCCTAACAACAATGGCGCAATACTTATATCTTCTGCAATCGTTGAAATATTGTCATCGCCAAAACTAATTGCAACTAAACCAGTTAAATTTTCAAAACTTGCTTCAAATTCTTGCCTAAATGTTCTCTCGTCTAATTGTGCTCTCGCTGCTTCAACTTCTTCTTTTGGTACGTTACCCCCCTCAATTGTTGTATAACACCACCTTTTCCACTCTTCTGTAGGATCTTCTTTGCAATAACACCACAAATCATAAAACCAACTAGCAGTCCCATCTGGTGTACTAATAAATAACGCCCATCCCTGTTTATCAGCTAACGCAGGTCTAATAACTTCAAACCATACCTCTGCATCCATAAATGCAGCCTCATCCAATACAACACCTGATAAACTTCGACCCCTCAATGCCATTGCGTTTTCAGTTCCCTTTAGCTCGATTGACGATCCATTAACAAGATCGAGTCTCAAATCTGTCTCATTCTTGCTCTGTATCCATACTTTTGGTACTAACTTCTTTAATGCTTTCCATGCAATATCTTTTGCCATTCGATATGTCGGAGCACAATAAAAAAATGTTTCTCCTGGCTTGCTAATCGCTCCACGAAGAAGTTCAATGCAACTTAAATATGATTTACCAAATCTTCGTCCTGCTACTAATACTCGGAAGCGTTTGTCATTGTTAAATACTTCTCCTTGCGCCCACCTTAAGTTTATTTCTGGTGCAGTTTTTACAGCCATAAGTTATTAGTTTTGGGGATTTTTGACGGATACCCCCTATTCTTACTCCAAAATGCTTGTAAAAGGTTATTATTCTATCAATACCGTTATTTTGAGTTGCGTCCGTGACCGATTCATGTCTAAACAGCTTTGATGCTGCTCCCGTTCCAGAAAAGAAAGCAGCTAGGCGAACTGTAGGAAATAAAAGTCCTCGAATGGTAGTGGAGGCTAGACAACAAAGGCTTTATAAAAGACAGTTGGAAGGTTTACCAGCTAGGCAACTTGTTCTAGATCATGCAAGTAAAGAAGGTGTTTCAGTAGCTACAGGTTGGAATGATTGGAAACAAGTTAATTCTTGGAATGATGAGGATTGGCAAAAAGATAGAGAACACATGTTGGCTCGTCTTCAAGCAGCAAGACTTAGACTTTATGAAAAAGCTATACGCAAAGGGCAATTACAAACTGCTGCTCAAGTATTAGATTCTATCGGTAAGGTGATAGGCGAAAGTGTTGAGCACGTAAGCATCCAAGCTCCTGAACTATCCATAAAAGTCGAAACTAAAGAAGACTTATCATAATCACGTAGAACTTAGTCTCGGATATATATTTAAGTTGTACGGGCCATACATAAAAATATAAAGAATTGCTACTACTCCCCTGTCTGTCACTAGCATAATTTACTAAGACATGCTATAATAAATATATAAGATTCTATGGGGTAGAAATACCTAGTACAATCTTTAACTGTCACAGTAAGTATTTATACTTACAAGACAGAAGCACCTCGACAACTAAAAAGTTATAGCAGGTCTTCAGGTTTGGCTAGTCACCAAATCTGAGAACACCTAGCAAAACACCAAGAGAGGCGATTTTTAGCCTTAAGAGGTTGCTTTAGCTACGTGTACAAAAACAGTCCTTTAAATTCTTATTTTCTCATTATGGAGACCAAAGATTATCAAGCTCAAGTTAAAACGCAAGGTCACGAAGACACTTGCAGTCTTGAAGCAATGCAGAGATGCCAAGAAGAAAAAGACCTAGACATTTGGTGGTTACGGGTAAAGCTGGAATACCAAATCGGGAAGTCTTCAAAGTATGAAGACGTTCTAGAGGTTAATTTTACTGAAGCATTAAAAAAGCTTGCAAAAGAAAACCCTATTAATTATAGGAAGTTGGCTGCAATCGTAGAACGTCATAACGAATTTGATTCTAATGGCGAGCTAAAAGGTTGGGAGAATTAACCCAACCTTAAAAATCCCTAGCTAGTCACTAGGGATAATTTTTTTATTCTCATTATGTCAAACAGAATTAAACAGCTTGGGAGCAATAAAACTTTATTGCTTTTGGATGATGTAGAAATTCTCTACAGTTATTCGACACCAGTAGCTGCAAGACTTGAAGATGGATCGTTTATTCGTTCCAAAAACTATTACAAAGGATCGACAAGCCCAACTACACAAAAACACATCACTCAAACATTAAATTATTGGTGTTTAGAGTATGGCTTAAAACCTGATCAACTTGGTTCAGGTGCCGAGCTTGTCGATCAATCCGAAATAGAGAACCTTATTCCTTTAGTTATCAAATGACTTCCACAGTTTACGAACCAAAAAGCGAAATAGTTATTATTGAGCATTTGGACAATGGAACAGAATTGGAGTTTACAAGATTCCAGATTCTACAGTTAATGTATGTTCTTTATTCTGACCATTTAGAAATTAGGGGAGGAACGCCAACGGGATTTTTTAATCGTCATCTTTCCAATAAAAGGAAGACGAAAAAATTCTGGCGTAAGTTTTTTGCTCCTTATCTTTCAGATATTTTTCCTAGAGAAATCCCTGAAAGAATCAAAGATAAATTAGTTCTTATGCAGATTGGAGCAGATTAAATGTATCAAGTTATTTATTCTGCCGATTATCTAGATAGCAAACCCAGTGTTTGCTATTTTGATTTTTTCGATGAAATGCAAGACTACTTATTAGAAGAAGTTCAAAGGCGAGTAGATTGGACAGTCCAACATACTCCTTATAGAGTAGACGATGAAGATTTAAAAAGTTTTGAAGAAATTGAGTGGACGTTAATTCAAATATTAGAAGGTGAGAACGTCAAAGAAATGAAAACAATCCAGCCTAGATTTTTCTAGGCTTGATTTTTTTTCAAGAATTTTTTTCCAAAATTGAAAATCTTGTAAGCATTAATTTTTGGTATAAAAATTTATTTTTAAATTTCAATTCATCATTCAATAAAAAATCCCAATCATCTTGTTGAATGTCTTGAAAAGAGTTGAATGGTTTAAGGCGTTCAGGTTTTTCATTCATAGAGTTTTTACGTTCCAGCTCCAACTTTAGGGCTTCGGTTCCATGGTCATGAATGAATTGCTTAAGTTTTGACACTTTACTTGATATTCTGTCTTTAACAGGTTATCATACAATTATCAATTAACAAATTAATTCATGAAACTTCTAACAGAGTCACTCAAGAAAAAAATTCCACCTTTATACGCTCAAGACGGAAAAGGCGACAATTCTACTGTCTACGCTAAATTTTTCTGTCCTTGGAACAATTGGAGTTGGTATGTAACAGAATACGATCCAAAAACTAATGAATGTTTTGGTTTTGTTGATGGAGATTTTCCAGAATTAGGTTATTTCTCTGTAACTGAATTGGAGTCTGTAAAACATCCTCAACTAATGCTTGGCATAGAAAGAGAAATACATTTTTCTCCTATTAAGCTTAGAGATCTAGGAGTTAAATTATGACTCCTTTAAAAACTATCATTCTTGACGCTATCAAGAAAGAAGACGATTATGACCCTAATTGGACTGAAATTCAGTCCTTTAGGTGGTTATTAGAAACTGCTTTACGTTCCAAAAGCTATGACTATGAAAAATATGGAGCTATTTTTGCCTTAAAAGAATTTTTTATGGGTATTGGTATTCATATTCCAATTTATACTGAAGAAATAAAAAGTTTAGGTTATGACGAAACAACATATTGGGAAAATTTAGCTTTAACCCTATTAAGTGAGGTTGATTGATGCAATTTCATTCTTTCTTCTTACCTGATTTTTGGGGTTCTTCTTTAGTTAATAATGATTATTCAGGTTTAGAACTTGAAGATGAAAGTAAATTAAATTTATTTATAGAGCATTGGCAAGACGATCTTGATTTTAGTGTTGTTGACGTTCCAAGTGATGAAAACGCATATATAGAAAGTCATTTTATGACTTATCACGATGCTAAACAATTTGGAGTTTTAGCTTGTGATTGTTGGGAATACAAAATTCTAATTAAACCTAATTCACCTTTACTAACTTCTTAATTATGTACTTTGATCGTTTCGACATTTACGAGGCTTATCACCTTTGGTTTACTCAATTCTATTCAGGTTTTGATAATAACTACATAAGAAGATGTCGTATGGAAGAAAAATTTAAGTTCCGTCCTAGTTTATGTCATAGCTATGAAAATCTTTCAGAGAATGGGCAATATATATTTGATCAGTTAGAAGAAGAACAGTATGTATCTAGGAGCTATGAATAATGGATTTTAATGTTTCTATTAACTGCGATAATGCAGCATTTGATGATGATCTTACAGGTATAGAAATCTGTAGGATCTTAGGATCTATTTCAGATAAATTACAAGATATAGGATATATCGAACCACAAGAAAACATGAAAGGCCGTATTAGAGATATGAACGGTAATACTGTTGGCAGTTGGGAATTTACGCAATGAAATACCTTTACGAACCAAACAAATTCGAGATTAATGCAATTATCTCTGAAATTTATAACGATGCTGTAGATGAAGACGGTTTTACAGTTAAAACTGTTAAAAAGAAAGATATTAAAGATGAATTATTAGCTAATTATTCTGACGTTGATCCAGACGATCCAGAAAGAAGAATACCAGCAATTACTGAAAGAACTGCTTATAGGTGGATTAGATATAACGAAAGGGATTTTGGGAAAAATGATTCTACTTCCAGAGAATGTAAAACTGGTAAAACTACTTCTAAATTAATTGATGAAATTAATAACGAAATGGAGCAAGTCATTGATGATAAAGGTGACTTGCCTTCTAAAATTCCTCGAATTAAGGAATTAACTGAACTTTTACAAAAACTAAAAAAACTACAAAAATCCTAACTGACATTTTGACATGACAAAACGATCCAAAAAAATGACACCTCTTGAAAAACAAGCTTCATCTCATTTAGATAAATGTAATGAAATTACTATTGATCGCATGGAAGCTATTAGAGCTATGGAAAATTTATTAAAAAAGAAAGAGGAAGCTAAAGATTTTGATGAAAAAATGGAATTTTGTACTGTTGTTGTCTCTGTTGCTCACAGAATTATTGAAACTGACAATCAGCTAAGACAAGCTGTTCAATCTGCTAATGACTTTTACGAAAATTATCCTGAGGCTTGCAATGACTAATTCAACTATCTCACAAGATTTCTGTATCGCTTTTGCCGAACGTGCTGGTTTTGACGTTCCAAAAGCTAAAGACCTTACTATTGATGGAGATTGGCTATTTCATTTTGATGAACAATATCCAGATGAAATGGATATATATCAGTATCCACTAGCTGACTTCTGTTGCGAAGTTTACGACACCTGTACGATTGAGCAGTTTAACGATCCAAAGCAAAGACAAGCTGTTATAGATAAGTTAGATGCCTCTATTGATGCAGCTATTGAAGACTTTTATACTACTGAACCACCTTTATCTGCTGATGAAAGATGGCAACAAGCTTACGATCAAAAAATGGAACTTAAATCATGACTGATGACACCTTAGACAAACTAGAAATAGTTTTAGATGTTCTCTGCGAATTAGCAGATAGACAAATTACTGTCTTCTTGCCTACGAACCAAGAAGAACAAATTCCTTATATCAAAAAAGAAATTATTAAAACTTTGGAGATGATTAAATGAACATTGAACAAGCTATTGAAAAATGGTTAGAACTTTGTCCTTGCGATAATTGGTCTATTCAAGATGAACATCACCCAACCATGGGTGATATGAAATTAATTAAACTTTATCCTGAAAAAATTAATCTTGGAGCGATCCATGCAAAAAGATTAGACGATTGGTTATTTCAGGATTATGAGGAAAGTTGAGCTTTAAATTGATTCAATCGTTCCTCGAATAATATTCTTCCTCCAGCTAGTTCTAGGGTATTGAGTTCTACAACTTGATACCCATTTTCTCTGGCAATTACTATTAATCCCATTGCTGGTTTTATTCCTGTTTGTTGCTCCAGACCCCAAGCATAAGAACTTAATTGCAATCGATAATTATCTAGCCAAGCATCTGGTTTTGGTTTTGATGATCCACTTGTTTTGAAATCTAATATACATAAATTTCCATTCTTTTTATAGTCAATTAATGCGTCCGACTGTCCAGCAAATCCTATTGGATGATGAATGGAAAATTCACTAGCATGAATGGCCGCTACGTTTTCTTCTATCCAATCGGCCAATACTGCCGCATATTTTCTAGCTGTCCAATGGACTTTAGACTGTCTACTTTTCGCAGTCTGAATGCACTTTTTTGTAATCGCTTTTGGGCCTCTTGCCAATCCATCATCGTAGATTCTCCAATTGTTCTTTGCATTGCAAATGTTGATGTTGATTTTTGATGCAACCTTGAGGATGTATTCGCAATTTTCATGAGTAATCGTTCCTCTGTTACAGGCAATTTCTAAATCTTCGGCACTCCCTGGCTTTGACTTCCACTTTTCTAAGGCTCGTCTTTTAGCTTCGGGTTCCGTATTACTTAGAATGGTAGTAACACTGTAATAACTATTTCCCTCATCATCTGTATATATCCGAAATTCACCAGAATCATCACGCTCCAACGAACTAGATCTTAATGATGCCAAAGCATCTTGTCTTACTTCTACAGATGGCTTACTATTAATATCTATTACTAATGACATAAATAGTTATACCTTTCCATAGTGAAGATAACATGAATGGGCTTTTTTGTCATGAGGTTACTCCTTGAAATCAAATATTATCCGTTGCCCTTTAAATAAGGCTACAAGCTGTTCTGTATCGTCTATGGCTCCTATAAGCAATTTACTGTAACCACTTATCTGATTAGCCTCTTTAGCAGCTTTAGCTAGTGCATAACGACCACATCCAGTAGCAGGATCATTTAAATTAGATAAATACCTTTGATCTTTTTGTACTTGATTTTTCAAAGCTTCTAAAAAGGCAAAATCAACTTTTTTTTGTCGAGCGTGAATTTTTTTTGCGATTGGTGATAACTCTTCTTTTTCTAAATTGTTTAAAGTTATTACTTTTTTGATTGTATTATTACCTGAAGAAGTTTTACGAGCAATAAAACGTATGCTTTTACCTTCTTTGTATAGATTCATTATCTGTTGCTGTTTTTCCGTAGAAATTCTAAATGCCATAAAAAATTACTATTAAGAGTAACGTTACAGCTAATCATACTGTAACGTTACTGTTTATAGTAAAATAATAATAATTAAGTTATTTGAGTTCTCAATGTATTAGATATTGGATCAAAAAGAACTCTGGAGAGTTTTACTGATTTTTGACCAGCAGATAAGTCTTCTTTTACTTTTTGTATAGCAAAAGGCAATAAACTCTCAGCCTGCTCAAGTATGGAACAAAAACGGCTTACATTTGATTTAACGTAAGAATAAAACGTGCCATTATTAGGTTTAAATTCTTTACAGAGTTTATTCCATAAATTAGTACCAGCCGTTGAATATTGAGCGGAAGTTAAGTAATCATTGCCAATCTCTGCTGCTGATAATTTCAAATAAGCTCCTAAAGCTGCACTAAAAGCTTTTTGATTTTTAGAGTAAGAGATTGATTCTTTTATCGTTTCTTTAGTTAGGAAAAGAACGCCTCCCTTTGCTCCCTCTCTTTCTCTTATCTCTGCTCTACTGAATGTTCTAGAACCTGTATTAGCTGAAATAATTCTGCGTTGTAACTCTTCGTGACTGCTCATTTTTACCGAGTTAACTCTTAACTCACATTCCTTTACCTGCTCTTCACTAGCTCCAGCAGCCAGTAAAAGAATTTGTAACGCAAGAACTCTATTTCTTCCAGAAGAAATAATAGGCCCATCAAAATCAAATGATCCTGTTTTCACTGTCGCAACTTCAATATCTTCCATAAGATAAGGAAATCTACCTCCTCCTTTTTTCCTAATTAAGCCATCCGATCCAAATAAAATATCGTTCACAGACGTAGGGTCTATTTGCTGTGTAGTTGTCTCATATTTATAACTTTGACATAGATCTCCTATCTTTATTTTTTTAGCCTGAACATCTTTTTTTATCTGATGATTTATGTCAAAAGTATTTTGAAAAACGCTTTGCCCCAACTCCTCTACAAATTTCTTGTCAGACTCTAAATGTTCTTTTGCTTTTTCAATCAGAGGTTGTAGCTCTGGATAATTTTTCACCTCATAAGAGGTATTGAAATTTGCAGAATAAGCCATTGGAAAAACTCCATAAAGGTAATTTAGGAGCTACCATGAAGTTGCGATACTTAGGTAGCTCTAAGCAAAAACTTATCTCCTTTGGTTTGCAGACCTAAGGAGATTTTTTATTGCTTTTTTTTATTATAAGCACAAAAAATGCGTTTTTAAGCTAATTCACGATCCAAGATGCTTTTTTTGACCTTCTGATGCTTCATGAATGATATAAATTAAAGTTCTTTCTTCCAAAGAATAGATGCGGTTGGATACGTTGTTTTGATTTTATTAAAGGCTTCTTCCTTGCTAACACCCCAAGCTCTTATCTTGACTCCTTGTTTCTTTGGTTCGCAAACCCAAAATAAATGAAGCTTTGGTACTGGTCTTGGATTACTAGCAGTAGCCGCAGTGAAATAAGTCATAGTGAATGGAAAAATAGTGGGTTTACTGTGAAATTAACTTGTAGAGAACATTATGAAGCGGCTTCCCTACTGCACTACACAACTCTTTACTGTTTCCTTTGATCCGAGTGGTCGAGACTCGAAAACACCTCTGCCGTAAATGTTGATCGTTAAGAAACGAGCAGTTAATTTTTCTCAGGAATATCAGAACCTAAGTCAGTAAACCCACTACAAATCTAGGAGTCTCCTTCAGGATTGAATGGATCTCCGTTACCAATTAATACAGTTATATCAAATCCGTTATCTTCCAACTGTTCCCACTCTTCTTCTACAAGAGCAACATTAAATCCTTCTTCACGATCCATGATGTTGAATGTGTATTTAGTTACTCCATCTACAACTTTATGTAAAGTGCAACTAAAATCAGAAGTTAGTCCAATACCTTTACGATATTTTTTTAGACCTGTTTCTCTTTTAATTTGTTTGAAGATACTTGGCTGGCTAACTTCAAATATTTGAATGGTCTTTTTTTCAATATTATATATAGGCCAAACATAACAATGTACGGCTGGACTATCAGAGATATTGGCCTTTAATCCCTGCTTGGCATTGTCATATAAGCACTTTGTTCTCCTGAAAGTACCACCCATTTCTTGATGAATGTCTTCATCACTTGGAGGATTTTCATCAACCAATGGAAACCTGAATGGCCTTTTGCTTCCATCGTCAATTGATTCACCAAATACTTGCCAATACTCAAGAGGATCTTCATCTATAAATATAAATTCAACCTCCTCATTGTTTTCAATTTGATTAGGTCGAAAGTAACGATCATTACCTGATCCTCCTTCTGGAGCATCAAGAGATTTTTGATACTCTTTTTCGGCTGTTGCTGAAAATTTCATGTTGTTTTTTACAGTTAGTAAGTTTAAAGTTAAACTGGCTGTTAGCTGTACAAATTAATTTTTGTACGTGATTATCCTAACACGGGCTTAGTGATGTGTCATCTAAGCTATGCTAAAAAACACCCCCAACCAAATTAATGGTCAGGGGTGCAAAATGTTCTTGTAATTCATTGTAGATGTCAAACTTAAATCTTGCAAATTTCTTAGTTGAAGGGCTTGTTTACGCTCCAATATATAAGAAGAACGCAACTATGGTTTCAGGCCGTAAGGCTACAGGTAAAAATCCATTAGAAGATAGTTGGGATAGGGACTTTGGCCCTGCTGATGTTGAACTAGCTCTTCGTAAAAATCCTAACTTACAAGCTGTTGGAATATATACAGGTATTCG